GCCGCGCCATGCCTGCCGTGTCATGCCGCGCCTGGCCTCGCCAGGCCTAGCCCGGCCACGCCTGCCGTGCCTGATTATCCACATCACACGATCTCGAACAGGCCGAAGCCCAGGCCTGCAGAGTCCTTCGAGTCAGGCCGCCCCTCGCCGATGCCGACCTGGTAGCCGACCCTGGCGATCAGGTTCACCACGTCGTTCTGCTGCAGCATCCCGGCGTCGTACCGGATCCGCAGCGTCGCGCTCCACTCGCGGTACATCGGCCTGGATCGCAGGTCGATCACTCCGGTCTGGTTCCGGGTCGGCGTCACCCACTGCTCAGCAGTCCCGCTCGTCAGCCGCACCAGTGGCGCGCCATCCACTCGGTCGAGCCCGTCCTGCATGACCATGAAGGCCAGCTTGGCGTGCGTCATCTTGAACCCGCAGGCCCTGCAAGCGCTGATCGCCGCGTTGCGGAATGCGGCGGCGTGAATCCCCTCCCATCCCTCGTCGGACACGTGCTTCGCGCCCTCGAACAGCTCCTCAAAGTCCTTGGGATCCTTCGTCTTGCGAGACCTGGCCGCGCCTCCGGCCTCTTGCGTCTCGCGGATCTTCTCCATTGCCTTGGCGCTGAAGCGATTGATCACCAGCGGCGCAGTGCCCTTGATGTCGATGCTCAGATGCCGGAAATCCGGCGGCGTGATCGCCGCGATTGCGGTAGCCATGTTTCTTCGGTGAGTGTGAATGAATGAGCCTCCCGGCCCATGCCCCGAATCATCCCCCCGAGTGCCCGGCCCTGACCGCTGCCCTTGTGCCAGTTCTCAGATCGCCACAGCCCGCAGCTCCACCGTGATGCCCACCCGCCCGCGCAGGTCCCGTTCCTGACCCTTCTGAGGCGGCCGGTCCGGCACGAACCGCCACTGCAGCCCTGGCAGCGCAGGCGCATCACCAGGCGCCCACACCTCAGCAGGCAGGGCCAGCTCCTGCATCCCGCAGCCGCTCGCCAGCCATGCCGCCTCGATCGCGTCCCAGTCCGCCATAGGCCGCGCGTCGAACCGCAGGGCCAGCGATGCATCAACCGCCAGGCTCCCCCGCCGTCGCCGGAACGTCAGACCGGCCTCGGATCTGGTCTCGCTGATCGGCACCGCCGGCGGCTGGTACTGCCGACTGGCCGGGCGAATTGCAGGGAATGGCACGCTCACGAGATCACCACCTGATGCAGGTCCGACCGCCCCAGTCTGGTCACCCGGTACGTGCCTCCAGCGGCGCCGGAAAGGTCCAGCAGGGTGCCGCCCGGGATTGTGGCGACCGTGAACGCATCGGCCGTCAGCCCGCCCGATCGGACCCAGTAGGTGGTCTGCTCCTGCAGCCCCGTTGGCAGGGTGCCGGTGGTCGCGGTAAATGTCACCGGATCGCCCGCCGCGAGCCCGTGCGCCGTTGCCGTCGCCGTGTCCGTCGTCAGGTTGAACGTCACCGCCTTGTCAACGATCCGGTCCGTCGCCACGTAACTGGTGACCCGGCACGCCAGCTGGTAGGTGCCGGCGCCGGTGAACGTCGCCGAGACCGTCGCCAGGTTCGTGGCATCCCAGGTGACCACCCCGCCCGCCGGCACCACAGGCGCCGTCCAGCTGTAGCTCAGATCGGTCGCGGTACCGGACACCGCTGCCGAGTAGCTCGCCGTCGCCGGGCTGGTCCCGGTCGTTGCGCCGCTGATGGTCACGGTGCCGATCGTCGTGGTCGCATCAGCCGCGACCGCCAGGATCGGGTGCGTGTCGGTGATCGTTGTGGCCCCGCGCGTCACCGCACAGTTGGCGGTCTTGCTGCCGGCGCTGCTGGCCGTGATCGTCGTGGTCGCCGCCGAGGGGCTGCCGAACGTCAGGCCTGCCCCGCTCCAGCTGTAGGTGAACCCGGTTCCGGTCCCGCTGATCACCGCCGCATAGCTGCCAGCCACCCCGACGGTCAGGGTGCTGGGCCCCGTGATCGTCACGCCGGTGAAACTGCTGGTGATCGTTCCCGGCGCGTCGGTGCTGCCGATGGCCCCCTCAATGATCCAGTTGCCTGCCACCTCCCAGCCTGCCGACACGTCGCTCATGCCCTGCTGATCCGTCGGCCAGTGCAGCGCCGTGACCTCGATGTTGCCCGCCTCGTTGAACGCCATCGACTGGACCTTGTAGGTCGTCTCAGTCCCGAACACGTCCGCCAGGGTGAACACCGCCGACGACTGGCCCACCGCCTTGCCGCCCAGGACCTGCAGCTGCACCTCCTGGATCTGCCCCACGCCATCCCACAGCAGCACGTCGTAGGTGCCATCGGCGAGGGCCTCGCTTGCAGTGATCGTGCCATCCGCCAGGATCGCCCCGTTGCGTGGGTTGGCGTAGGCCACCGTCTCCATCGCCAGCCGGAAGCACCGCCCGGGGCTCAGCGTCGCCTGCTGGGGCACGGTCTCGAACGTGACCTGGTGCGTGATCAACCGCTTCAGCCGCGCCTTGAGCTTCCCCACGTCGATCGCATGGCGCTCGCTCGTGCACCAGTCCGACAGGTCCAGGGTCTCGAGCGGTGCGGTCTCGCTGGTGCCGGCCTCCCTTACCGTCACCTCTCGCATGACCGGGAACAGGCCGCGATTGCTGCCGTCACCCTCGGCCCGCCTCTCCTCCCGCCACTTCACCGACGCTCGACACGGCTGCCGTTCGGCCTGATCCACATAGCTCAGCTTGAAGCTGCCCTCGACGATGTTGCCCGCGTTGAACAGCCCCGTGATCTCCTCTGCCTGATCGAACAGCACCGCCGGCTGCAGGTAGCTCACACCGTTGCGGGTCACCAGGTCCAGCAGGAACAGCGCCGCGGTGTCGTTGCCCCAGCTGCGGATGTTGACCGGCTGCTGCAGCGCCCCGTCGTAGAAGTAGCGCCGCCCTCGCGTCCACTCGGTCGCATAGGCGAACGACGCCGCATCGACCTGCAGTGGGCTGAGGATTGACCCGACCCCGTAGCGCTCATTCTGCAGTCCTGCTGCCAGCAGATCAGGGAACGAGTGCGACCCGTCGATCCCGTCATTGACGTAGACGCTCAGCTGGCCCAGCTGGGTAGCCTCACTGCTGCTGCGGATGTTGACGCCGACCAGCGTCAGATTGTCGTAGCTCGGTGTCGTTGGCGCAGTGTCAATCACATTGACGTATGTGATCTCATGCTCTGGCGCCCCTGTACTGGCGGTGATCTCGTCGTAGACGAACTGCTCCGCCAGCCGGGCCCACTCATCGACATAGTTCCCGCCGTCAACATTCGGCATTCCGATGCCGCCGCGGGTGTTGATCGTGCATGGCATCTGGAACGCTGACGCCTGGCGCGGCACGATGTCGCCCGGCACTCGCACCACCACCGATCCGTCGCCCACGGTCAGCAGGGTGGAGAGCCGCGCGTCGATCACCACCAGGTCACCGGTGGCCGTGCCGCTGCGCACCTCCCACCCGCTCACCGGGTCCAGTCTGATCTCCCACCGCTGCCGAGTCGGGAACTCCAGCCGCATGAACCCGAACTGGGCCTGCTGGGTGCTGCCGGCCGCCCCGAACAGCTGCGGCAGTGTTGACCAGCCGCTGCCGCTGCCGGCGATCCGGTAGCGCACTCGCCAGAACGAATAGCGGGTCTCGGTCTGCGTGATCGTGCTCGACTGGTAGATCGTCACCCGCAGGATCTGATTCGGCGGCAGGTAGCTCAGGTTCATGTAGTCGCATGCCCGCCCGTCGACCTCGGCGTAGGGGAGGGCATCGCGGAAGTTCATCAACCCGCCGACCCTGATCCCGACCGTCGAGCGAATCCCGATCTCGATCACCTGCGCCGGCTGCGGCACCGCCACCGTCGCCCGGGCCATCCGCAGCACGTGCGGCGCGGCGGTTCCTGATCTGGTGCCACCGGTGCCGGGGAAATCGGCCGCGCCGGCCTCCACCACCTTGAACGTGGCTGTCACGCTCACCCCGCCGCCGATCGGCTGCTGATCCACGTCCGACCGGAACACGTCGTCCGATGGGCTCCTGGCGCTGCAGACGCAAACCGCCGACCCGATCCGGTACAGCTCGCCGACGATCAGCGCATCATCCCAGCCACGCTGCCGGCCGGACACCGCTGAGCCGATGTCCCCGCGCGACTCGCTGTAGTCCCCAGACCCGAACGTCAGCGCGGCCTCAGTGCTGGCGTCGAGCAGCAGATCCAGCTCGTCATCAACCACCAGGGCGTTGTCAACCACCGGGCTGCCGCCGCGGCGATGGGCGGTCAGGCCGCAGCGGCTGGCGCTGATCGCATCGCCCTTCGCCCGTTGCGCCGTTGCGGCATTGTCGCGGCTGCAGACGATCAGCCCATAACCCTGCTCCGTCAGCGCCTTGTCCCGTGGCGTCTGGACATTCGCCTGGGTGATCGGCCTGATGCTCGGGTTCACCCGGTAGGCCAGCCCGTTGCCGATGGGCGAGTAGACCCCGAACGTGGTCTGAGTCGAGGGGGTGTAGCTGTAGCACGTCGCCGGGACCCACTCATTGTTCAGTCCCCGCACCTGAAACACGTCGCCTGCGCCGGCCGCCTCGGCATTCCCTGGGTCGTTCGCCGCCAGCCGCCCGGCGATGCGGTCGCTCGCGCGGATTCGCCCCCCACCAGGGCGGTGGTAGAGGGTCACCCGGGCCGACTGCTCACCGGCCGCGCCCAGGTCGTAGGCGGACAGGAGGTTCTCCCCAAATGCGAACTGCTGCGGGTCGATGCCCGTCACCGAGGCCTCGCCGACCAGGTAGACGGCCCTCAGCATCTGGCTGCCGCCCAGGCTCACCATCTGGGACCACAGCAGGGGGCAGTTGACCCGCACTCCGCCATAGGTCACGCCGTCGATCGTCTCGCGGTGGGCCCACACCACCGGCACCGTGGCGCCCAGCTCAACCGTGTCCTGGCTGCTGCTGATGCCGGCTTTCGGCGCGAACTCGGTGCGGCTGACCAGCTGCTGGCCCTGCTGCTGCTCCTGCCGCAGCTCGCCCGGCCTGGCCCGGCTGGGCTGCTTCAGCCGCGGGCGTGGGGCCAGCAGGTAGGACGCTGCCGTGGTCACAGCGCTGATCGCCAAGCTGACCAGCAGCGAAGTCAGGAACGGATCCAGCGCCTGGGGCCCTTGTGCCGGCCGCTGGCGGGTCATGCGCTCGGCCTCAAGCTGGAACCGCCGATACTGCGCCTCCGTCAGGCCCAGGGCGGCGATGATCTGCCGGTCGATCGGCAGCAGCAGTCGTTGGCGTCGCCTCCCGAGCATCAGAACCTCGTGTCTCCCGTGGGCGGCAAGGCGCCGACCATCGCCTGGGTCAGCACTCGCCGCGGCCAGTCGCCGCCGATCGCATCCAGCGGGCTGCCCAGGGTGAGGCTCACCTGCTGCAGGTCATGGGTGTAGCCGGTCACGGCGTAGGTGTCGATCATCTGCACTCCGGTTTCGTCCAGCGTCTCGGGGTCGAGCCAGACCGTGCGCACCCTGGCAATCCACAGATCATCCGCCGCCTGCTTCCAGATGTTCAGGCCCAGCGTGTTCGCGTGAAACGCCAGCACCGCCTCAGCATTCGGGAATCCCAGGTCGATCGTCGCACCGGAGTATTGGAACCCCGCGAACAGATAGTCCACTCCCTCGTGAGTCCGCGTCTCGCCGACGTGGAACTGCTGGAAGGCGTAGCCGGTGGGCGCCCCGTCTCGGGTCAGGAACTGCAGGTAGACGCCCTCTGCGATGTCGTGATCCATCAGATTCCCACCGATCGCCGGGCTGCCGGACTGCCCTGGAGCGCCCGCTGCTGCCGGGCCGTGCTGCGGGTCGCCGCCGCCTGGGCCAGCGCCTGCGCCTGCTCTGCGGTGACGTAGTCCACCGAGTTGATCCGGGTCGTCTCGATCTGGATGCGCATGGTGCCGCCAGGGCCAGCGGTGGAGTCCGTGGCGGCACGGACCGCGGATTCTTGCCGGGCCGTCT